GGATACTATCCTCTGCAGGATTCTTATGGTGACATCAGCACCGAGTGGTGTGTGCAGATCCTTTCTTGGAAAGGTATTGATCGGATCTCTAAGAAGTATCTGAACCGTGTGGAGAAGACTCTTGCAATTCGTGATCGCCTGGCACACGATTATGTGGTGACTGGTGACAATCAAAACTCCCCCCAAGAGGGTAATCCTTTTCATGGTGCCTGCTGAATGAAAACTTCTTATTGGTTTCTTGCCGTCATTGGTATTCTGATGTATAACGGTATGATTGCACGACGTGATGCCGAAATGTTCAAGGCATATGATCAAGTCTGTGCTCAACAACCACACAATCCAAATTGCCATTACGCCAAATGAACGACGAAGACATTCAACAATTTATGAACGCTTTTGAAGATTTCACAAAACATGCAGAGGTTGAAAAGTTCAATCACGATGCCTGGACTTCTGCACGACAGTATACTGATCATTTCTATGAACAAAAGGCAGCAGAATTAGAGATCACTGTCGATTATTATATGCAGGAGTTTCTGTGAACGATCAGACTAAACTGATTCTGGCACTGATGCAGATTGAGAATCTCACTTCACTTTTTCAAGGAAATGAGTATGAAAAGTTTCTTTATGGACATCTCATTTCAATTCAGGTTGAACTGCAAAGACAGTTGACAAAGACCCAACATTCATCTAAAATAATCAAGTAATTTACGGACAGAAATGAAATCACTTTACATTGTTGACTACTGGGTTCCGTTTCCTTCTTCTGAGTATGGTGGTGTTGTATCACTGATTGCAGATAATGATACGGAGGCATTTGAGATTCTATCGCAGGAGGAAGGATTTGATGAGAATTATCAGAATCTGATCATGCCAAATGTCGTCAAGGCACAGAAGTTCTCACTTGTGGATGATTATGAATCTGGTATCATCGATGCATTTACGACTTGATTAACTATGGAAAGACTTTATCGTATTGAAGAACTGTGTACGACTGGTTGGGAACTGGTCGATGAGAAATATGTCGATATGACAAAAGAGAGGACAAAGGAAGTGTTAGATCAATTGATCGCGGATGGTTATAATCCAAATTCACTTCGTGCCGTACCGAATCCACAACCCTGGTATCAAATTCCCAGTGACACTTGAATTTCCACACACTGCACCCAAAGGTTATTCTTATGAATTCGTTTCATTCAAAACTCATGTTATTGCAGTGTGGATTCATAATTCTTACAGGTTTGTTTACAATGGTGGTGGCATCACTCGTAGTATCTGGGGATTCTACAATACAAAGACCAAGTGCTACCACTCTCCTGTCAACGCCAAGACAGTCGGTGATAAGGTAGACATTGATCAGACGACTCCTTATTCTGCAATGATTCCCAAACGTACACCATTGGAGTGTGCCTATGTATGAACCACAGGTGAATGATTATGTAAGGTGGAAATCACATATTGAAGGATGGGTTTATTTTAAGGATAAGCAGTACATCACAATTGAGATGGGAGTCAAACCAAAAGATAAAGAAAACTATGAGGCATGTGCATTGCATCGTAATGATCGTCTGATGGTCTTGTGTTATAAGGAACAATGGAAAGAATTAGATCACGTTGGGTATCGTGAGGATAAATATTCTGAGGCAATTATTCAGAAGTAAAGTGAAAACTTTCAGACAGTTTGTATTCGAAGTCAATACTGGTGGTATTCCAAACAAACCTTATGTTCCACCCTCAGGACCATCTCAACCAACTCAACCACCAGAAGGTTTTGATAAGTTCCGTGAGAAGTATGGACTTCCACCAAGACAGGCACAGATGGTTCCGCCAAAAACACAAACTCCATTAGATCTCAGATCTCCTGGACAAAAGTTAAGAGATCTCCAAATTCTTAGAAAACAAAATCCAAGTGCATGAAAAGGCAAAAGTCATTATGGAGATGGTGGGCAAAATCATTAGGAGAAAAAGCATCCAAGTGTGATAAAGAGTCTGATCGAATTGCAATGATTCGAACTCTTATCTTTGCCACTTATTTGATTACTAATCTATTCATTATTGCAGGTGTAATTCGTCATTGGAACAAAAATGAAATACCAGGTTGTATACTACAAATTGAAGAAGGACCACAAGAAAGCGAAACAAGAAGCAATCTTTTATAACATTGAGGATGCCACATTATGGGAAGAACATATCAAGAAACAGGGTTATCTGAACTCGGAAATCTTACCACTGTTTCAACAATGAGAACTAAACTTATATACATTCCTGCACTCATACTCACAGGTATTACATCATTTGCATTAGGAGCAAATATGTATACCCAATCAACTATAAACAATACACTTAAACTTTGTAATCAGAAGACATTAGAGTGTAAGTTCAAGTATGATATGGTAATGTATGAAGAGACAGGTAGAGTACCTTATACACAACCAATCATCAAAGATAAAAAATAAATAATCATAACTTTACACAGAGACCAATGAAGACGTTTGCTCAGTTAATGGAACAGATTCCTCATATGAATCAGAATCCAGTGGATGTCGCAAGAGCAAGAGCAAATGAGATTTCAAAGCGTCAACAAAGGCGTCATGTTCATGGTGAATTAGAGCATACTGCTGATATGGAAAATAAGCGTAAAGAGAGTGATTTAGGTTAAAAATAGGGTAAAAAAGGTTAAATTTAATTAAAAAAAGGTATTTTAAATATAAAGTTGTTTATTATACTGTTCTCAATAAGTGTTAATTAATTGAGAATCAATAGTGTATTATTGTTGAGAATAAGCATTCTAATACCTGATAATACCTTATAAATGGGTCCAGGTCTTGTGACCTTAGCGAGCGTAGCATAAGACACGCAGTTTGTCAAGTCCACCGCCCGCAGAAATTTCCCAGAACCCACACAAAACTCGACGAGACCCACACTAGACTTATAGGATCTCGACGAGACCTTATGTTACGAGATACACATAAAACTCGACGAGAGTACATATATATTCGTATGATTCTCGACGAGACACACATCTAGACTAGATTGCATCTCGTCGAGTTTTATGCTACAATACGAAAGCGTTCACACAATCTCGACGAGCTATGTACGACGATTACGATTTCGACTACTCATACACTGGCAACGATTACGCAGATCTCGACGAGCATTATACACTAGATGTACGTGATCTCGACGAGGATTATGCACGAGATGGGCAAGACTATCAAGATCTTGCATATCGTCATTATGCATGATATAATCTAGACACATCGCACTAGACACGTATGTTAGCACAGAAGCGCCTAGTTACAGTCACACTCGACATCATGTGTTATGATGATCTAGACATCGAGGATATTAATTGGAAAGAGTTATTGCAACTCGAACCCAATGAGGATGTCCATTGTAAGATCAAAGATCACGATATCGACTGGTAGTGTGCCAGTTCTCGAATTGGCACAACCCTTCTATTCTCAATAAGGGGTTTCTTATTGAGAATGAATATTTTATGGCAGGAGCGGTGGCGATGTATTGTCGTCAGCAGGGATACCTCTCCCCTCATTGAATTTCTTATAAGATAGCAGACACCAGATCCAATTGCAAGGGGTCTTGTGCCAGTTCTTCTAGTGGCACAATGTTGCCCCAAGGCACCCCGATCTGGGTTTATGTTGGATTCGTTCAACACAAAACCCCGATGATTTTTATCACTTACCCTGATCACGGTTGTGTATACACTCTGTCGCAGGAAGATGGGGATGAGTTGTATTATGCTCCAATTTATGCAAACGGTAGTGTTAATCTAGAAGAATTTGCACCTGTTGATTTACAATCAGCAGACATGGATGAGATGGAATTGTTTGACATTCGTAACCGCCTGGCGGAGATGTGCCAGGTCTAGAAGTGTCACACGGGGGGTTGTGGTTCCCCCCGTTTCGTTCTACATTACATTCGTTCCTGAGAGACACACCATGTTTGATGAACTCTGGCAAGAAATCCAAGACATGCCTGGTGAGATTTTTGACATGGACATTCCCGAACTTCGTGAAGATAACAAGTTCGATGTCAATGAGTACCTGAACGCAAACTACGATTACTGATGCTAACTCATAACGAAATCTGCGCCATTCTTGAACTCATTGAGTTTCATGATGATTGGCAAGAAGTGAGTGAGAATGTGGGGGCAGATGTTGCTGCTCTCTATGACAAACTCCACAACATGTTGTCCTACACTACTCAAGGTTGATGAACCGCACTGAACTTCAAGATCAACTCATTCAGCAGATGTTGGATGACATGGACCTCAAAACAATGACCCAACTCTGTTATGATTATCTGGATGAGGGTTATGCTAAGTATTCTGACGAAGAATTGATCACTGAGTGTCAAGAATACTACCCTGAACTGGTGGAGGGTGTGACAGTCGATTAAGTGGCACAAGGGGGGTTGCAATGCTCCCCGATCTGGTCCATACTACATTTGTCAACGCAACCAACCCCAATGCGTAAGATCGAACGTGAGATGAACGCTGCCATTCGTGACTCCCGCAACTGGAAGTCTGGCAACACTGAGGTTCACACTGACAGTGATGGTGTTTCCTTCGTGTATCTGCACGGCAACAAGATTGCTGAGATTGGTGATGATTACGTGACCATCTTCGATGGTGGTTATCAGTCTAGCACTACCAAATCCCGTTTGAATGCTATTCTTCAAGCGAACGCAATCAACGGTGAGTGTGTCTACCAGCGCAACTTTAAGTGGTTCGTTCATAAGTTCATCGGGCAGATTGGAACCTCTCCTGTCTATAATGAGCATGAGTTCACCAACGGATTCGTGTTCGCCTGACGAACTGGCACAAGGGGGGGTTGCCATTCCTACCCCCCACCCCCTATACTACATTCGTTCACACAACACAACAATGGAAACCTTCCTCGAGACTTCCTTCCAGAACGTTCGTTCTTCCAAGCGCACTGATGAGTTTCATAAAGTTCTGCTGGATGAGATTCTGAACGCCAATTCTGCGTGGGCAGAGTATGATTGGCAGTTTGAATACCAACTTCCTGTTGACGGTTTCGGTGGCACTTTTGACATTGACATTGCTGGGTTTCGTGATGGTGAACTTAAGGTTGCGATTCTTGGAAAAGCACTTAACAGCAACATCAACAAAAACATCAAAAACTACGCTAACACTAGTGTAGGTGAAGCAGCACGATTGATGTTCGCTCCTGATCTTAACCTTGAAAAAGTGTTGTTCGTGAGTGTACTTCCCCGTATCGCACCACGTTTCAACAAAGTGGGTGAAGTTCAGGGTTTCGATGATGTCGTGAGTGCCAAAGATCGTACCAAGATTAACCACGTTCTGCAAGCACAATACGGTGGCAAAGTAGAAGCAATCGACCTGTACTTTGACATTGAAGGTGTCAAGACTCTGCAAGAGTTCAACACCGTTAGCATCAACAACCTGGACACTCTGACGCTGGTGTGACAGTCTGATAAGTGGAACACGGGGGGTTGATCGCCCCCCTTTTTCGTGCCATACTACGTTCATCAGCAAACCACCCGACCGATGAAACTCTACATTCTCAAAGAAGTTCTCTACGATTATACTGACGGCATGTGTATCATCGCAGCAGAATCTATGCCTCAGTGTGAACAGATCTTTATGGAAGAGTTTGGGTATTTTACTGATTGTAATGGTGAACGGGTGAAGAATGAAAGGGTGCAAAAAGAGTTCAACAATGCTAAGGTTACTATCATCGAAAGCGTAGGACTTGATGAGGCAGGTATCGTAGAATACGTCTACGGTGGGGGTTGATAATGACTGACGCACAGAAGATTGAGGCACTGTCTGACCTTCTCTCCAATGTGATTCACTCTCTGGAAATGACACAATACGAAATTGATGATGTATCTGAAGCAGCAAATGTGGTTCGTGATGCTGACAACTATCACCAGCAAATGCTAGACATTCTTCACTCTGAGGACACCTGAGGAACTGGCACACACCCCCCTTGTGCTGCCTCCCCATTCGTGCCATACTGATTCCATCAACACAAGACCGATGCAAAACAAGCACCAAGAGCACCCCGAAGATACCATCCTGAACGGTGATCTTTCCGTGCTGGATTGGTTCACTGCTCGTAGGCATCTGAGCGTTAAGATTGACGGTGCCCCTGCAATTGTGTGGGGAATTGATCCTGCAACTGATACATTCTTCGTTGGAACGAAAGCAGTTTTCAACAAAAAGAAGATTCGTATTGCACACTCTCACGACGAGATTGATCAACACTATGAGGGTAATGTCGCCAACATTCTTCATTCGTGTTTTGATTATCTGCCCCGTGTGAATGGTATCATTCAAGGTGATTTTATCGGGTTTGGTGGTGAGACTGAATACACTCCCAATCTGATTACTTATCAGTTCCCTGAGGTTATTGATCAGCAAATTATCATCGCACCTCACACCCGTTATGAAGCAAACGATGACCTTCGTGATAGTTGGGCAATCCCTCTCACGGTGAACCTGGAGTCTACTGATTCCGTGCTATTCGTGAAACCCGATGCCTACATTCTGCACGGTCAGACTTCGTTCGCTGATGTAGAAGAAGTCTGCAACTTCGCCCGCCAAATGTCAACCACCTGCCAGTTCGTTCAGGGTAAACAACTGGCAGAACTGAAGAAGGCAATCAACGCCTGCATTCGTGAGCAGCGTGAGATTGAGGATGATGCCTTTGATTGTGATCCTAACCTCATCCGATTCTGGAAACTGGTTAAATCTATCAAAGAGGATTGCCTATTCCTGTGCCGCAACAATGGTCCCGCAGCATACATCAAACAGGATCGAATTGATGCTGAAGGTTATGTTCTCTCCAATGAGTTTGGTATGTTTAAACTGGTGAATCGTGAAGTGTTTTCCTACCACAATTTCACCAGCGGACGCTTTCAGTGTGCCAGTGCCTGAACCGTCCACCTGAACCAGCAAGGGGCACCGCCTGCCCCTTATACTGATCTCAGTTCACAAGCAACCGCGATGACCCGCGAGCAACTCCTGCAGACCGCACACGTGATCACCTGGGACGTGTTCACCCCTAGCATGATCCGCCAGATGCACCGCACCCCTGACGGTGCTGAGACCCTTCGCCTGATCGTTCGCGACGGTTTGGAGGGCGCTGAGAAGATCACCACCGCTCTCTGGGCCGATCTCTGAACCGTCCACTGGGGGTCACAACCGACCCCCTCCACCCCTTATACTGATCTCAGTTCAAACGAAACCGATGCAACGCCTAGAC